CATACGAGATGTAGCTCCGTCTCGTGGGCTCGGAGATGTGTATAAGAGACAGGCTTTGGGCCAGTTCGTTGATGACTGAGGCCGATGAGAGCATGGCCTGCTTCAGCCCCATTTTGTCGGCATCGCCAAATAGTTGCGCCAGTTTGCCAATGTTTTTTACAGCGTCCTCGCCAAGGTCCTCACCGAGTGCCACGTTTATTTGGTCGGCCGCTTGCACAAAGTCGAGTATCTGCTGCTTGCTCTGTATGCCAAGGCGCCCAGCATCGCCCGCCAGGTCGTTGAGTTGCTCCCGGGCCGTGCGGGTGTCCATCTTCATAAAGTCGTCGTTGAGTTGTTGCACGGCTTCGTCGGTCAGCCCCGTATACTTTTTTACCCCGCTCATGTGCTCTGCCATGTCGGCATACTCGTTCACGTATTCGGCCATGGCCTGCTTGAGGGCGCTGAATTTGCCCGCGATACTGTCGAACACTACGGCCACGCCCGACCACGTTTGGCCAATTTTGGTGATGAAGGAGCTGTCGTTTGCCGCCTTTTGCTCGTCCTTTATCTTCTGGAGTTCCTTGTTAGCCTCTTGCAGTGAGCGTGTGAGTGCCTGCCATTGCTCCGAGCCGCGCTCCACGTTGCCGCTGTTCAGTTCCCTGTTTATTTCCTTTATGGTGGCTTTAAGTTCCTTCGGTGTGGCCGAGTCGAGTGAGCGCAGCACCTTCTCCACGGTCTGGGCGCGTGATGAGAGCCTTGTGGCTTGCGTCTCGAGGCTTTTAATCTCCTTGGCGTAGGCTTGCAGAGCCTTGCCGTCGCCGCGGTCAAAGGCATCTTGCCGTTTGAGGCGTGCCTGCTCAAGCCTGCGGTTTATGTCGTCGAGCTTGCGTTGTGCCTGCTCCGAGTTGATGGTGAGGGTTACGGTCTTAATGTCGTTGTTATTCATAAAAAAAGCGTGTTACTTTTGGTGTGTGATGATCCAAAAGTAACACGGCTTAACCGGGTGTTAAAAGACACGCGGCACGGTTAGAGGTGCTTTTCTATGTATTTCTTTCTTTTGTCATAGTTAAATCCAAACAGCCCGGGGTATTTCTCATAAGCTCGGCTTTCAATGCTCCTATATAGTCGTCTGCTCTCCTTCCTTTGCTTTTTCTCCATTCGGTAGTTCTCCAAGAGTTCTTTTTGCTCCTCGGGAGTCAGGCTGAGGGCTTTGACTATGCCTGTAATGATGGCGCAGAGAAAGAACAAGACTATAGCTGATAATATTATGACAAAGAGTGTGAGCATACTGCGTAGTGTGTATATAAGGTGTATATATTCTTTTTGCAAAGATATGGCTTTAATCACTACCGCGCAACAAACCGGGGGCTTAAAGTGCCCAAAGGTCACCCCCTCTCGCGCTCCGTCAGCGTGTCGAAGGCACCGCTGAACTCGTCGCCCATGATGCGCGCCATGTGGTCTTTCAGCACCTCGATGCTGATGTACCACGACTTGTTGAACCACGGCCTGCGCTTTCGCGGTTCGCCAAGGTTGTGCAACTTGCGGTAAGCCTTGCCCAGGAAGTGGAGGTCGCCCCCATTGCCAGGGCGGTAACCGTTGCCCACGCCGAGGTCCACATAAATGCCATACTCCAGATAGTTGAAGGCCATCACCGCCTCGCGCCCCGCTATTGATGCCGCACCCGCCTTGACAGAGCGGCGCAGCGCGCCCGTGTGGTGAATGCCCATGAGGTCGAGCCGGTCCTGCCATATCTGCACCATCTTGGCGCGCCATGCGCGCAGGTATTGCTCGCGGTCGTCACGGCTGCTGTTGTGGCTCATGGCTGGTGGTGTTGTCGGCCCATAGGTCGGGGTTATAAGTAAGGTCGGTGGGTTCGTCCATGCCCACCATCAGGTAGAGGCCCGTGCAGCCGTTAAGGAATATGCCGCCCAGCTCGGAGCACTTTATGTTGTCGGTATCGAGGTAGAGCATTTCGGTTTGCAGTTGCAGCGAGTCGTGCAGCATGCGTGCGGTGAATTGGCGGGCGAGCTCGCGGCAGCGGTCCATCTTGACGGCGTAGTCGGCCTGGTTGCCATACTCGTAGCGGGCTATTATGAACACGGTGTACACCCGCCGCTTGAACCACCCGCCGCTTTGTGCGTAGAGGCTCTCCTGGCACACGTCGGAGGTGCACACAAAGTTGGCGGTGCTCTGGTATTGCTCGAGCATGCCTTCAAGGTAGCCAAGGCCCGAACAGGTGGTGTGCTCAAACTGCCATGCGCGGGCCATGTGGTTCTGCCCGGTGAGCTGGCTCATGTAGGTGCAAAAGTCAAACATACTTTTAGAGTTGAAAAGTTTATAAGTTGAGGAGTTAAGAGGAATGTCAAGCTTGGAGGGGGAGTTGATAAGTTGATGAGTTTAAGAGTTAAGAGGAATGTTTTAGCGGTTGAACTCGCAGAGGTGACCTCTTAACTTTTCAACTCATAAACTTTTCAACTATGAAATGAAAGCTTCAAAGCTTTCATTTCCTCAGCTTTGGCGTCAAGTTCGGTCAGCGCATCGAGGGTGGGCGTGCTGAGCACGGCCGGTTGCTTGGTGATGTCGCCGCCTGTCAGAGCGCGCAGGCAAGTGATCATCACCGCGCGCGGGTCGGGCGGTGCGCTGTCGGGGTCGGCCGAGCCGGGCGCACCGAACAGGTGGGGGAACAGGCCCGCATACTGCGCCTTGAGTCCCACGAGCCACATGAGCAGCATCACGCGGTGCGCGTTGTCAAAGTCGGCCGCCGTGGTGCCGGGGTAGAGCGCCATGCCTATGGCGTCGAGCGCCTCGGGGCTTTGCACCTTGAGGTAGCCCTGGTAGTAGTTCTCCACCTCAAGGTAGGTGCGGAATGGCACCCCGTCGAGCATGGCGTCCACCGCGGCATGGCCTGCAATGTGGCTCATGCGCGACGGTTCGGCGGGCGGCTGGCCTATAAAGTCAACCAGGGGCATGAGCTCTGCAATGTCGTCCTTGAGCTGGAGCAGCACGCGGTGGCTCTGGCCTATGATGCGTGCAAGGAACAGGGCCTTAACCTCGTCGGCCGTCCATTCGCCCCCGGCCATCAGTGCGCACAAGTAGTGCCGCTGTTCGTTGGTAAGGGCCAGCCACGACTGCGGAATGTGTGCCCTTATAGATGAGCGCACCCTTTTAGCCGGATTATCCGAAGAAGAAGGAAGGGTCGGTTTGCTTGTTTTCATACTGTGTGGTGTGTCGTGCTTGGTAAGTGGGGCTCAGCCTGTACTCGTCCAGCTGGTCGGCATGCGCCTCAATGTAGTTGATGATGTGGCGTGTGTGGTCGGCAATGCCCGGCCCGTGCATCACGTGCGCCGCCATGAGCTGGCGGGCCATGAGCAATGCCGCGCCGTAGGCCTCCTCCTTGGCCGAGGGGTCGGACGTGAGGGCGGCATCGGCCGCATACTGGTGCTTGACAAGTGCGGCATAGAGTTCGGGCGAAATGACGTCCACCACCCGTGCGCTGGCCGCGTGCAGCGCGGTGGCCATGGCGTCGAATTCCTCGCGCAGCACCTCGCGGCCCTCGGGCGTGCGTATGCCGTAGAGGGTGCACAGCGAGGGCGTCCACAGCAAGGAGCCGGCCCGCGAGCGCAGCATGGTCATAAGGTTGTGCGCGGCCAGGTAGAGGAGCACGTGGTCCTCAAGCTGGCAAGCATCGCGGCGCAGCTGCAGGCGCAGGGCGTCCACACGCTCGCGGCTGGCGGGTGCCGTGTTCTGGTTGCTCACAATGCCAAAGCCTGTGGGCGTGAGCACGAGGTCCATTTGCGGCACGGCGTCATAAGCCGCGCGCAGGCAGATGGCCGTGGCCAGCGTGGCGGCCATATGGTCGGGCAGCGTGGCGTCGGTGGTGATGAGGGCCTGCCAGGCAGCCGTGCAGCCCTCCACATAGCGCTGCACCTTGTTCCACACCTCGGGCGTGGGCGAGCGGAAGGCCGGCACGGCGCGCTCAAAGTCGGTGCGTTCAATTATTATCTCCATTGGCTGTAACTTTTTTCGCGTCGGCATGTTCGTCGAGCGTGGTGAGTTGTATCATCGGGATTGTTGGCTCAATGTGCCCCCACTGATTGTACCACAACACCATGTTGATAGGTGTGAGCAACATGTCGTGGAAGGCTATTTCGAGTGCCTGCTTCATGGTAAAGAGTTCGCGCTTGTCGGAGCCCGAGTTGTTAGTCTGCGTTTTGCCCGGCACGGCGCCCACCAGGTTAGGGTGCACATTGTCGGCATAGCAAATGGTGTTGGCCGCGGCCTGCACGTCCTCGTTCCAGTCGCCGCCCTCCTTGGCCCCCTCTATGTTCACGATGCGAATGTCGCGCACCTCATGGCCGTCGGGGTTCACATAGTAGCCGCTAATCCACGCCTTGCCCGAGTTCTCCACACCGCAAAGAAAGTCCTTTATGTTCTGCTTCTCGCGTGTAACGCGTTTCTGCATCTCCACGGGGTCGGTAATGTTCTCCTCCATGCAGATGCGCTGCCAGTATGAGCGCTCAATCTCAATTTGATATTTAACGCTGGTGGTGTTGCGCAGTTTGGCCCGCTTGCCGGTGCTTATGAGTCGCTTCTCGTCGTAGGAGCCGCCGCGCAGCACGGCACTCCAGTAGGGCACGGGGTAGTACTGCGCGCCCGCTGTGGGGAAGCGCATCACTACGGCAAACTTGCGCGTGCGTGTCGGGGTGCGTCCTGTGGGCTGGTGCGTGTCGGGGTCAATGGCCATGCGTCGGCACAGGTCGGCGTAGGGGTCGGCGAGCGATAGCAGCTCAATGCGTTCCACGCCGTTGATGCCCTCCTGCCAGTCCTGCCAGTTGGCGTAGTAAAGGTGGTTGATGCGCCCGCGGCGGTCGGCCTTCTCGAGGCGGCAGTGGCAGGCCTCCTTGTGCACAAGTCGGTTGATGCGCCGCCCGTCGCGTGAGAGTATGATGACGGCCACGGAGAAGTAGAAGTACTTCATGTCCGTCATTTGGTCGAGCATATAGGCCGGCATGTTCTGCCTGCGGAGCCATGCGCGCACCTCGGGGTCGGTGGTGGGCTCGTGTGTGGTGGTGTCGGTGAGCCTGAGGCCTGCGCCGTAGCATGTGAGCACGTTAAAGAGTTTGTTCTGTGCCGTTACCTCGTCTGACGCCACAAGGCGCACGAGGTCGTAGGGCAGCTGGTTGTCTGATCCGTAGGGCACGTAGGCCTCATTGGGGAAGCCCGGCACGGGGCGTGTGACGATGGTGCCGCCCGGGGTGTCGAACACGGTGGTGGTGTCCTCCACCTCGGCCATGACGGCGGCAAATTGGGTTTGGGGAATGGCGAAGTATTCCATAGGGGAGGGGGTTTTTAAGTTGATAAGTTGAGGAGTTGAAGAGTTAAGAGGACGCTTTTGTGAGTTGGGGGGCGGGGCTTCAGTTGATAAGTTTATGAGTTGAGAAGTTAAGAAGTTACCTCTGCGAGTTCGACCTCATAAAAGCGACCGCTTAACTTTTCAACTCTTAAACTCATCAACTTATAAAAACGTTTCGTCGAAAGTTCCGTCGAACGTGCGCACGGGCAGCGGCGTGAGCACCGCCAGGCCGCCCTGACTCTCGCGCCACGACAGCGTGGCCGAGTCGGCCGTGTTGTAGGCGTTGGTGCCCTTTATCTCGGCAGCGGTGATGGTTACGGGCGTGTCGTCGTGCCACACCTCGCGGGCCGTCATCACGTCCTTGATGAGCGCCACCTCGGCCGCGCTGAGTGCACCCGTGGTGGCCTTGTACTCTGCCTGCGCCTCCACGTTGGCGTTGTAGGCCGAGCCGCCCACCACCACCTGCGTGTAAGTGGGCTTGAGCGCTTCCTCCACCTCGCCATATATATATAAGGAGTCGGACAGGCCAAACACGTTAGTAAAGTCGAGCGTGGTGACGGGTGCGGCGTCAGCGTCCCACGGTGCAAGGCGGTAGCGCATGGTGCGCTGGCCCACCGTCACGTCGTAGCCCACGGGCTGGCTGGTGGCACCGCTCAGGGGGCCGCACTGCTCGAGAGCCACAATGTAGCCTGGCGAGGTGTTGTAGCAGAGCAGTTCGTTGTTGTACTTCTCGGCCCTGAACTCGGAGCCAATGCGGCGGGTTTCGCCCGTGGTGAGGTCCATGTATGTGACGCGCACACTCACGGGTCGCTCCTGCTTCCGCTCCTCGTCCGATGGCTTCCACACGAGCCGCTCGGAGGCCAGCTTTGGCACCACCTTGCAGCCGCCGCCCGCCATGGTGAGGAAGGAGCGTTGCACAAAGTCGGCGCCGTTGATGTAGAGCCGCAGGCGGCATGGCATGATGCTGACGGTGGCCAGCTGTGTGTCGTCGGCCTCTATGCGCAGCTCGGTGAGCCACTGGCCCTGTTTGGCCATGGCCGAGGCGTGTGCGCTGATCAGCCAGCCAAGGTCGTGCAGGCCAAAGTGGCCCACGGTGTCGGGCGTGAGGTTGGTGTCGAGCACCTCGGCGCCGTTGAGGGTGAGCCTTATGGGGCACGGTTTGCCGGGTGTGCCGCCGATGAAGCCGAGGTCCTGTATCTCGGTGGCAAAGGCCAGGGCAGGGAGTGTGGTGGAGAGGCGGATGGGCATGATTTTTAAGTTGAAAAGTTGAAAAGTTGAGAAGTTAAGAGGGCGGTTTTGAGAGTTGAAAAGTTTAGGAGTTGAGAAGTTAAGAGGACGCTTTAAGAGTTGGGCAAGTAGAGGTGACCTCTTAACTTTTCAACTCCTCAACTTTTCAACTTCCACCCCAAACGCTACCACTAATGGGGGCGACGCGTCCCGCGTCGGGGTGAGGGCGTGGGGTTATTTGAGTGTGTGCTCATTTTCCCGACGCGGGACGCGTCGCCCCCATTAGAGCTTGCGTTTCTTCACATACAGGCAGAGCAGCACGAGAGCCGCCAGCACGATTAGCAGTTTGAGGGTGTTGGCAAAATTCGACTGATTTTGTCGAATTTGGGCCTTGGCGGGCTTGTCTGTTGTGGCTATGGTGTCGTGCCTGATGGCGGTGCGCCACAGCGTGTCGTGCTGCAAAGTTACACGGTTACGAATTACGTGGCGCGTTTTTTCGACATATACCGTGTCGCCCCTCTGCCATTGCGTGCGGCTCACCGAGTCGGCCACTACAACAGAGTCGAGCCTCACGTGCCAGCGTTCCACCGTGTCGGTGGTGTGGGTGGTGCGGTTGGTGGTGATGTAGTGCACCTGGCGGCAACTTGTGGCCGTGAAGGCAAGCAGGGCGAGCAGTGCCGCCATGGTGGCCACGCGGCCAAGGGTTACGAGGGTGAGCCGCCTTAATGGGTTGCGGTGTGGGGTGTTGCGGGTCATAGGTCGGCATATTCGGCACGGGCGTCGAACGATGGGCACGCCTTGCCGGGGTTAAGGTTGTGGTGGCCCACTATGCGGGCCTTGGGGTACTTGCGGCGCAGCCGTTTGAGCAGTGCGCCAAGGGCGGCCACTTGTGCCGTGGTGCGTGTGTCCTCGGGGCGGCGGCCCTGGGCGTCGAGCCCTCCCACGTAGCAGATGCCAAGGCTCTGGTGGTTGTAGCCCTTGCAGTGTGCGCCCTGTATGGTTTCGGGGCGGCCGGGCTCTATGGTGCCGTCGAGGCGCACAAGGTAGTGGTAGCCTATCATGTCCCACCCCTGCTGGCGGTGCCAGCGGTCCACGTCGGCGGCGGTGAAGTCCTTGCCGCGGGCGGTGGCCGTGCAGTGCACTATGAGGTATTTGATGTTTCGGGGGGAAAGTTTCATGTTGGTCGGGGTTTTAAGTTGATGAGTTGAAAAGTTGAGAAGTTTATGAGGTCGGTTTTGAGAGTTGAGAAGTTTAAGAGTTAAGAGGTCGGTTTCAGTGGTTGGACAAGCAGAGGTAACTTCTTAACTTTTCAACTCCTAGACTTTTCAACTTAAGAGTGACTTCGCTTGCTCATTTCTTCTTTCAGTTCGGTGAACTTGCTTTGCACGTAGATGCTCACGCCGAATATTGAGCCGGCATAAATGAGGCACTGGGCAAAGAACCACAGCACCGAGTCGCTGATTTCACCCACAGGGGGCACCAGGAACCCCGCCACACTCAGTGCCACACCCGCCAGGAGCATGGCCAGCGCCGAGTAAACTTGGTATTTTGTACGGTCTTCTTTGGTCATAGGAAGTAAAAGTTGAGGAGTTGAAAAGTAAAGAGGACGCTTTTAAGAGTCGGACTCGCAGAGGTGTCCGCTTAACTTTTCAACTCATAAACTTATAAACTAAATTTTGCCTTGAGCCTGTCGATCATAGCCTTGTCATCGGTGCTCATGATGTAGGGCACAACTTCGAGCTGTGGCACAAGGCCGGGCGAGCCCTTGTAGGCCGCGACATGGCCACGGGTCAGTGTCCAGAAGTGGAGCACATTGCCTATTTGGACACTGTTGTAGAGCGCGAGCGGTTCCATGCCGGCAATGGTCTTGAAGTCGTAGCGCAGTAGTGCGCCGTTGCCGCCGCTTGAGCTGTCGCGCACGCGGCGGCCGAACCATATCATGTACTTTTGTGCGGGTACACCGTAGGCCCCCTTGGTTTGGAAAAGCTCTATCGGGTCGCCCTCGGCGTAGTTGGTGAGGGTGGAGTGCTCAAAGTCGGAGAGGCTCACCTCCTCGCCCACATGGTCGCTGTGGGTTTCTATCACCTTGTCGCCCGCGAGGGTGCGGAACACCCATTTGCCGCCCGGCTTCTCCTGCTTTATGCCGCCATTCAGCGCGGCAAGCTGCGTGGCCTGTGCGGCCGTCATGACGCCCGCCTTGGCGCTTGTGGCCTTAGAGATTACAAGCTGCTTGTTGCCACTCTCATCAAAATTTGTGTAGTTAACAATTACGCTGTCCGTAGTGCTCAGCCCTTCTGCAAGATTGTTATTCAGAATGCGGGCAAACACATACTTATCCATCAGCCCGTCTTGGTTCCTGCCAACCAAATAGCATAACAAAACTTGGCTGTATTGGCTTGCATCAGTGTTGTTCTTTGCGCCCCAGTGCTTGAAGCGTAAAAACAAGTTGCGGTCGGTGTGTGTATAAGTCCATATTTTGGAGCTGAGTATGGTGCGCGTGTTGTTGCTCGTGCCTTCGGAGAACACATAGTTGCCGGCGTGCCCTGAGTCTGACGTTTGCTTTTGCGGCTGCAGGGGCTGCCATGCCTGCCACTTTGTGCCGTTAAAGTAGCGCACTATCAAATTGCGGGTTGATGCCGTGTCGTTGATCGAGGCCAGCGCGGTGCCCTGGGTGTTGAGGGTGAAGGCCCCCACCGCTATCTGCACATAGCGCTTGGTGTCCTTCACGAGCACGCCGAAGTAGGTGAGCACCGGTATGCCGAAGCACTTGAAGCAGTGCAGGCCCTGGGGGGTGTCCACGGTCATGCCGTCGAGCGCGGCGTTGAGTGCGTCGAGGGTGGTCAGGTTGTCGTGGGAGGTGAGCCACTGGCCGAGGGCCTGCGTTATGGTGTGGTCGGCCGATGCGGTGGCGTCGGTGTCGGCCATGGCCAGGCACATTTGGTAGAGCAGTGTGCCCACACGGGTGGCGGTGTTGGCGTAGCGTGCCTTTTCGTCGCGTATGCTGGCGGCCGTGGAGAGGAGGGGGGAGAAGTTGGTCATGTTATAAAGTTGAGGAGTTGAAAAGTTTAGAAGTTAAGAGGGCGCTTTTAGAGGCCATGAAGTTGCCCAAGCTCTAATGGGGGCGACGCGTCCCGCGTCGGTGATTGACGGGAGGGTGTGAAGCCATGGCTGCATCTTTTTCCCGACGCGAGACGCGTCGCCCCCATTAGAGCTTGGGCAACTTCATGGCTTCACTACGCGTTTTTACGGTTGTGCCTACGCGTTTTTACGGTTGTGCCTACGCGTTTTTACGGTTGTGCCTACGCGTTTTTACGGTTGTGCCTACGCGTTTTTTCTCTTCGGCACAACTGTTTTTGCTATGGCTCGGGTGTGGCTATCTTGCTGAACGTCACGCTGCGGGTGCGTGCATCGGCCGTGCCGAGCTTTTGCTGCATGGCACCCGAAGGAGTGAAGCGCACACGCAGCTTTTTCACCTGCTTGGTGGTGACGAGCTTTGGGTCGTCCTCGCCATGGGTGGTGATGCATGTGATGCGGAATGAACCGAGGTCGCCAAGGCGCACGGAGTGGCCCGAGGTGAGGGCGTCGCCCACGGTTTGCTCCAGAGCCGAGAGCACGGCCTTGATGTCGGCGGTGTGCATGGTTGAGCGCTTGGCTATGCGGCTGGCCACCTCGCTGAGGGTAAGCGTGCCGCTCTGCACGATGGAGGGGAAGTAGAAGAGGGTGCCCGTCTTGGGGCTTTTGAGTTTCTTTACCTTGAATTGTATCATGGGAGGGGGAGGGGGAATTTTTAAGTTTATGAGTTTAAGAGTTTAAGAGTTAAGAGGTCGCTTTTAAGAGTTGAGCATGCAGAGGTGACCTCTAAACTTTTCAACTTATGAACTTTTCAACTCTTTATCTTTAGTTGTACGTTGCCCGGTAGCAGTCGGCGTGTGAGTGCCGGTGCGGGTGTGAAGCGCACGCGCACGGCCTTGATGTCGTCGGCCGACACGTCCTCCTGCTTTTCGCGCGACTTGGCGGCGTTGATGGTGGGACGGAATGAGCCGAGGTCGCCAAGGCGCACGGAGTAGCCGTCGGCCATGGCTTCGAGCACCACTTCTTGCAGGGCGTCGAGCACGCCCTTGATGTCGGCCAGGCTCACGGTGCTTTGTTTCTCTATCTGTTCGGCCACATCGTTAAGGCCGATGGGGGTGGTGGGGGCCACCTGGGGGAAGTACTGCTTTTTGTCGAGCTTGAAGTTTTTCAAGCCTCTTACTTTGAGGGTGATCATGGAGGGAGGGGATTAAAGTTTATAAGTTGATGAGTTGAAAAGTTAAGAGAACGCCTTTAAGAGTTGAGCAAGCAGAGGCAACTTCTTAACTTTTCAACTCTTAAACTTTTCAACTCATTAGTTATTTATCAAGGCCAGCGGCCTTGATGAATAACTAATGCTCAGCGTTTGCGCCGAGCGTTCGGCCGCCTTGTCGGGCAGCGTGTCGGCCAGTGTGACGGCGGGCATGGGCCTTTCGCCCGTGCCAAGGAGCAGGCGTGTGCCGTCGGCACAGGTGAGCAGCACGGCCACAGGGCCGGCCATTGGGGTGTAGCGGCCGCACAGCGTGGCGGTGAGCTTGGTGGTGACGGTGTGGCGGCCGTCGGCCACCTCGTCGCTCACCTCCATGGCCGCAAGCCCCGTGGTGGGCACGGTGTGCCACTGTGCGCCCTTGGTGTCGAGTGCTGCCGTGTGCCCGTCGGGGCCGAGGGTGAGCTGGCCCATGCTGGCGGAGGGGGCAAGGCTCAGGTGGGTGATGTAGCGTGTCATGGTGTGGGGGTGGTGGTGTGGTTGTCAACTTCTTCAAACTCCTGCACGTAGCGCGCCTCGAGCTTCTTCGCCTTTTCGATGATGCCGGGCACCACCTTGAAGCCTGCCACGGCGGGGTCGGCCGATATGACGAACTGCTGCGGGGTGATGCTCGAATAGTCGGGGGCGGCTGAGTCCTCCTTGTCGAGCTGCGTGCCCTTAAGGTAGGTGGCCGTGACGGCGGCAAAGGCTTTGGCGTCGCCCGCCTCGCGTGCCATCTGCCAGCCCTCCTCGCACCGTTCGCGGAAGAGCCAGCGGTCGTAGTCCTTGGTGATGCGCCCGAGGTTGCCCAGGCATATCTTGATGCAGCGCACGTCCTCGTAGGCTTGCGACAGGCCGAGCCCGTACTTCTGGCGCAGCACGCCCACAATGTCCTTGTCCACCATGCGGGGGTTTTGCAGCCAGTAGGCATACATTTCCCTGAGGCGCAGCAGGCGGGCCTGCATGTATTGCGGCAGTCCGGCTTTCTGCATCTCTTCGGCAGAGGCCATGAGGTAGCGTTGCGCGCGGTCGGCGAGGGTGTCGGTCATGGGATTTTAAGTTGAGGAGTTTATGAGTTGAAAAGTTAAGAGGAATGTCGGGCTTGGAGGGGGAAAAGTTTAGTAGTTTATGAGTTGAAAAGTTAAGCGGTCGGTGTGAGTGGTTGAACTCGCAGAGGTTCCTTCTTAACTTTTCAACTTCTAAACTTTTCAACTTTCCCCATACCCGTCGTATGCCTCCCAATTCGCCCTGTACCTCTCATCAGCTTTTTTGAGCAGCTTGAGCAGTTCGTAGCGGTCGCACGGCTCCTTGTCGGCCATGGTCTTGAGCGTTTCAAAGGTTTGCTTCATCTTGAAGTAAAGCTCACCGTTGTCGTCGTACAGCTTCTTGATGTGGTCGGGCAGCTTGTCGTGGTCGGGGCGGCGGCCTCGGTACTGGCCCTTGGGGTGGTCGGCGTCGGTGCTGATGACGGGCGCGCCCTCGGCCAGCGTTTGCTCAATGCGCGGCAGCGCCTCGTGCTCCATGGTGGCCACGTCCTGCCGCGTCAGTCCGTCGAGGCGTATGCGCAGGTGCTTGTTCAGTTCGTAGGCTATGGTGTCGGCGTAGCGCGCGGGGGCGGCACAGGCACAGGCGTAGAGGTAGCGGTTGGAGTTGACGCGTAACAAGAGCAGGGCCCCTTGCCTCACGTCGCGTTCGTCTGACGGTTTGGCAAGGTAGGCCTGCAGTTGTTGAGTGAATTCGGGATCGAGCATGGGAGGGAGTTTTTAAGTTTAGAAGTTGGGAGTTTTAAGTTGATGAGTTGAAGAGTTGAGAAGTTAAGAGGTCACTTTTAAGAGTTGAGCATGCAGAGGTAACCGCTTAACTTTTCAACTCCTTAACTTTTCAACTTAGCCGGAGCCGCAGAGGCGACCGCTTAACTTTTCAACTCCTAAACTTTTCAACTTAGCATCGTAGCCTGCGGCTACGCTGCCACCACTGGCTTGCCTGTTGCTCCGCTAATCTTGCCATCGTCGGCGGTGTCGATCTCGCCGGGGTAGAAGGGAGCCGGCACCACGTCGGTAGCTTCGATCTCGATGTCGGTGCTCGCGTTGGTGCTTGTGCCCTCGCCGAGCGAGCCTTTGGGCTTCACCACCGTTTCGAACATTTCGTTGCCCAGCACGCGGAACTTGCCGTCACGCTGCTGCACCAGGAACACGAGGTCGGCGTTCTGCGCCACCGAGCAAAAGCCTGCTGCCTCCTCGGCCGTGCCGGGGTGGCTGGCTGTGAGCTTGTTGAGGAAAGTGCACGAGGGGCGCTCGCCCTGTGTTTCCCATTCAACGTTGCCTTTGTTCGTTACGAGGTCAATGCGCTGCCACTTTTTGTCGGCCTTGAGCGTGAAGTTGCCGTCGTAGGTGGCGAGCTTGGCCAGTGTCACGTCCTTGTCGGAGGGCTGGGGCAGGGTGGGCCATGCCGTGATGTTTTCCTTTGCTGTGTAGTATACCGCGGTGCGAATGCCGGGTATGACGCGCTGGCCGGCGCAGAAGCGCAGGCTGCTGAAGGGTGCGCCGTTGGCGCAGGGGGTGGTTGTGGGGGTTTGTACTGCCATAAGTGGGGAGTTTATAAGTTTAGAAGTTTAGAAGTTGAGGGGGAAAGTTGAAAAGTTGAGGAGTTGAAAAGTTAAGAGGGCACTTTTAAGTTGATGAGTTTATGAGTTGAAAAGTTTAGAGGTTGCCTCTGCTTGTCCAACTCTTAAAAGCGACCTCTTAACTTTTCAACTTATCAACTTTTCAACGAAGCGTCGCCCTTGAGTTTTGCCACCATGAGCATTTCGGGGCTAAGGCTGCGGAACTGCACGCCGAAGGCCATTGCAGCCTCGAGGGTGAGCTTCCACGATGAGTACTTCTCGATGGCCAGACGCTCGCTGGGGTTGTCGCCCGCACCGTAGCCGTACACCATGTTGCTCTGCGGGGCAATGTGTATGTACTGAGAGCCCTTTTTCGAGGCCAGGGGGCAGAACTCCCACTGGTTGTCGGTGCCCTCGAGGAAAGTTTTCTTGAACTCCGTGTTGTAAGGCAGCGAGCCGTGCAGCAACTGGTAGTTAAGGTTGTAAGCGTTGTAAATGTCCTTCGACACATAAATTTTAGCCTTCTGGCCCTGCAACTCATCGTCGGCGGCGGCGTAGATGGCGTTGAAAGTGTCGATGGCGTTCGTCTTGCCGATGGCGGCCGTCAGCTCCATGTAGTTGCCCTTGCCTGCGGCAATGTTGCCCGCAGTGGCCTCGGTGTCGGTGATGGTGTCGAAGCCGTTAAACAAGTCCTTTGTGGTGTCGCCCTCGGCGTTGCGCTTGGCGTTCCAGATGGCCATGTTGAGCTTGCGGCCAAGTTTGCCGGCCACAAACATCAGGATGTACTTGTTCACGTCCACCGTCTTGAGCGACTCACCTTGGGCCACAAGCGAGCCGTAGATGGTGCCCCACACATCGTTGGGGTCGAAGCCGTAGGCACAGTTGCCAAGGAAGAGTTCAAGCTCGCGCGGGGTGATGGTAAAGTTGCCGTCGGCCGAGCGTGTGCTCTTGTACGGGCCAAGTTCGGCATCGCCGTCAAGCTGGCCGAGCACCACGTTGCCAAGCAAGCCGGGCATGCCCGTCATGTGCTGCAGCGTGGCACCGGCCGAGGTGGCCGGCATGATGAGGAGTTCCTTCTCGTAGCGGGTGGCACTCTTTTGCAGTGCCTCGAGGGTGGTGATAGTTTTAGCCATTGTGTAGGGTAAAGTTTAAGAGTTTAGAAGTTTAAGAGCTGATGAGTTGGTTAAATGAGGCTGCCGTACTTGCGGTAAAATTCGCATGCCTCGGCACCCGGCAGTGCAGTGCCTTCGTCGGCTTCGGTGCTTGGCTTGGCAGAGCCCGTGGTGTCGCCGTCGGTGGCGTTGAGCTTGGCTTCGGCCTCATTCTTGTCATCGTCCAGAGCCTTGATCACCTTTTCGAGCGCGTCGATCTGCTCGGTGGTGAATGTCACCTTGCCGTCGGTGGCGGTGATGTGTGCCACGCCGAGCTTGGCGCACAGGGTGGCGGGGGTGAGAGTTTGTGTGTTCATTATTGGGGTGTTAGTGTTATGTGGTTTGTCATCGGCGGTGGCAGCGGCCGCGCCCTGCGGTTTGGCTTCGGCAGGCTTGGCGGCGCAAGATGGCTTGGCGGCGCGCGCAAAAATGGTTTCAAAAAAATCGCGCACCGCCTCGCCTATCGTCTTACGCATTTGCTGTTCGGTGGCAGTGGCCGTGGTGGTGATGGTGGCGGCGGCAGTGCCCTCAGTGCTTGCAGCCTCAGTGCTTTCGGCCGCCATGCTTTCAGCCGCCATGCCGAAAGTGGGCACAGGCAGCCCGCATGCCACTATGTGCTCGCGCTGTGCGTCGGTCATGGGCTCCTTGGCGGGGTCGGGCTGCTCTTCGTCGGGGTCGATCTCGTCAATGAGGCCAAGGCGCAGCGCCTCCTCGGCACCTATCCATCGCGCCTCATGCATGAGGGCTTCCATTTTGCCCACATTGCTGTCGCCCACCTTGGCGGCATATATCGAGGCCACCACGCGGTCGAGCGTCTTGAGGTCGGCCTGAGTCTTGCGCAAATCCTCTATGGCCTTGGCCAGCTCCTCCTTGTTATAGTAGCCCCATTTCGACACCCCGGCCGAGCAGGGGTGCACAAGCATCAGCGCGTAGCGGCTCATCACCACCTTGCGCGCACCCATGGCCAGAATGGTGGCGGCGCTGGCCGTCATGCCTATAATGTAGGCGGTAACTTGGCCGTGGTCAATGAACTGTTGTCTGATGTCGAGGGCCGTCTGCACGTCGCCCCCGTAGGAGTTGATGCGCACGGTGCAGGGTTTGCCCTTCAGGGGCTGCAACTTGCTCTTGACGTACCCTTTACTTATTGGGTAGCCAATGTAGGAGTCGATGTCGATGTGGTAAGTGCGTGGCATAAGTAGCGTGTGTGTTAAATGGTTAAAAGTTGTGGCAAATGTACACCTATATATATAGGCTCGTAAAAGACACCCGCCCGCCTTTGGGCCGCTCCTTGCTCTGTTGCGGCACGCGGGGCGGCAGTTTGTCCCATTTTAGTGGGCATCAGGGGCGGGCGGCCCTCGAAATAGTGCGCTTTGTCAGCTTTTCGACCCCCCAATGCCCTACGCCCCGCGCCCGGCTGACGGGGGGAGCGCGGGCGGTATATGCCGCGAAAGTGTGGCGCGGTGGCGCGGTGGCGGGAGGACAAAAAAAAGCCCGCCGGCCTCGGGGTGAGGCTGGCGGGCTGGGGGTGTAATAAAAACAAATGTGGGTGTGTGAATGACTAAGAGTTAAGAGTTGTGTGTGGCCTTGTCTATGTTGTCGGCCGAGGTGGTGAGCACTTGCGCCATGTGGCGCAGTGCCTGGCTGAGTTGTTGCAGTTCGGTGGGCTTGAAGGTGGCGGGCTTGCCGTTAACCTTGTACCCGTGCAAGCGCTGCTGCAGCCAGTTGCCCGAGCGGTCGAAGTATTTGCGGGCAACGCCCGACAGGTTGAGAAACTCACTCGTGTCTATCATGGCGAGCCATACTGCGCCCTCGCTTTCGGTGGATAGTAGCTGGCGCGCTTTGTCTGTTGCTTCGGTGTGTGTCATTGTGGTGGTTGGTTAAAATGGGCCCGCCCTTGTGCGGGTCCTTTGTTTTAGCTTTCGATTGCTTCAGCAAGCTCCTCGATAAGTCTTAATGCTTCGGCTTTGATGTAGTCGTGCTTTGTTGTGTTGGCCAACTCGGCAAGCATTACTATCGCTTTGGCTGCTGTTACTTTTTCTTTCTTAGTCATTCATTGAACACCTCCTTTCTTTGTTTTTATTACACTGCAAAGATAATAATAATATACTTATTATCAAAGAAAAGTAATAAGTATTTCTGTATTATTTTATTAGCATCAGCCGCCGCCAGTGACGATGAGCTGCACGGGTTGCTGGGGGAAACGTTCGCAGCCTATATATAAGGTGTCGAAAGCGTCGGAGCCGTCGGTGCGGCTTTCGAGGCGGTCCTCGTCGGTCTCGGCCAGCTTTTCGCGCCGCTTGTCCTTCTTGCCGTTGTACACGCCGGCAGTCTGTACGGAGATGAGCAGGTCGGGGTTGTTCGGCTCGTTGAAGAAGGGCATGAGCCGGGCCTTGCCGTCGAAGCCGCGGTTGATGAGTTGGTACTTCTCCAGATGCTTCATGGGGGTGCCTATGTAGACGGGGCGCACGCGCCAGCCGTGCAGCTGCAACTCGTGGGTGATTACCCAGCGGAAGTCCTGATCGTTGACGGCGTAGTTGGAGCCGAGGGCTGTGGCGTCGTAGTAGAATACCACCTCGTGCATGGGCAGCGGGTCGTAGTACTGGCAGAAGTCGGCTATGAGGGCGGGCAGCTTGCGCTCGTACTTTACGTAAAATGATTTTAGCACATTGAGGCGGCGGCGGTCCTCGTCGGGCTGGCCTGCCACGAGCCAGTTGATGTTGTTGTTGTAGTCGAAGGCTATGCACAGCGGGTGGCCGCGGTTGATGTCGGCATCGGCCTTGCATGTGCCGGCCATCTTGCTGAGTGCCTTGAAGTCGTAGCCCAGGGCGTCGACCACATGGTAGTCGGTGGAGGTGTAGCGGTGTGAGGGGCGCATCGAGGAGTAGAAGCCGTCCTTTAGCACCTCGACGGGGCGGCATAGTATGGAGGTGCGGAACACCATGGGGGTGAGGTCGCGCCGCATCTGTCGCACCCATGCCTCGCCCAGCACTTCGATGTTGGTAAGGCTGGAGTAGGTGCGGTAGAATGTGGCGCGGCGGCGGAGCGAGGCGAGCAGGCGGTGTGTTTGCTTGATGCGCTCGGGCAGGTAGGGGGTGGTGTCGCCCTGGGCGATGCGCTGCATGGTTTGCTGTTCGTCGGCCACGAGTGCCTCAATGGTGCTTATGAGTTCGGCGTCGCACTGGTCGGCATAGCGCATGAACCATGAGCCGCGCCGCGATATGGGCATGTCGGAGGTGATGAGCATGCCGTGGTGGAAGGGCAGGTCGCCGAATTCGCGCTGCTGTCCGCGGTTGGCGGGGAAGGTTTCGTCCTTCAGCCGCTCGTAGTCTACAAACTTGGCTTCGTCTATGTCTATGTAGTCAAAGCTCTTTGAGTTGGAGGTGCCCACGCGGTCCTGGCTCACTATCTGGCCAATGGCGCCGTTGTAGAAGGTGATGATGTTCTCCCAGTTGTCGGGTGTGACGAGTGGCGCGGGCCAGTCGAGCGAGCGTGGTGGGCGGTGGCCTATGTCCCAGTGCAGGCCGCGGCGGTAGCCCCATTTCTCCCAATGTTCGAACATTGAGGGCAGCGTGTTGGTTTTTGCCCTGATGGCTGTGGGGCACACAAAGGCGGTGGTGCTGCGTGGCATGGCCTGCATGTTGCGCAGGTTGATCCAGGCGTGCAGCATGCTTTTGCCTGTGCCTCGGCCGGCCACTATCACGTTGGTGTGGGCGTCGATGGCGCACACTTCGCGCTGCATGCGGTTCATGTATATTTGTTGTGGTGTGGGGGTGCTCATGGGTGGGTGGTGTGTGTGTGATTATTACCACTTGCGTGGGTATATTTTTTGCCAATAATTACGCCATTCTGCGCATATAGGCGCCGCATGCGGTAAAATTTCTGCCTTACGCCCTCGCGGTAGATGAGTGCAATGCCGTTGGCCTGACACCATGAGTCGATGCCGCGGTTGAGTGTGCCGCTGTGTATGAGGCACACGCACTCGCTCCACAGGGCGAGGCAAAAGAGGTTGGCCACGGCGCGTGCCATTTCGGCCTGTGCCCTGCGTGACAGGTGACAAAAGTATTCGGGCCGCCGCTGGGCGTGGTCGGTTATGACTATGGCCACGCTGTCGGGCGGGCAGGTTGGCCCCGTGGCGGCGATGGCTCCAGCTGCGGGGCGTGAGAGCAGGCGGTGTAGGAGCATGTTCTCGTAGGAGCGTGGCGGGAAGCGCACGGGGCTGCCAAAGTGGTGGGTGAGCCATTGGCGCAGGTATGGCTCAAGACGGAGGTATACGGTGAGGCCTTTCATGTGTGGGGAGGGGGGAAAATTAAAGTTGAGGAGTTGAAAAGTTTAAGAGTTAAGAGGAATGTTTTAGAGGTTGAACCCGCAGAGGTAACCTCTTAACTTTTCAACTCCTAAACTTTTCAACTTTTACCCTTGTTCTTTTTGTCGTTTTTTGTGCTTGGTTCGTGGCGTAGTGTGTGTGCTGTGTTTTTCCTGTAATCTGGCTGAGGTCGAATTTCGTACTTTTTTTTTGTATTTTTGTATCAGCGTAATTTTGTAGCGTAACTCTTTGATTTTCAAGTGATACATTTTTCATCTTTGGCTGATACATTTTTGTATCGGGCAAAATGAAATTGTATCAGGGGGGGCGGGGGCTGATACAAAACGGGGGTGATACATTTTCGGAAAAAATTGTATCAGAATTGTATCTGTCTCTTATACACAT